CTCTTCTCTTCCTTGAAGTTTTAGAGAATCAGCCCAACAGAGTTCACTCAATTGGATGGTTGCCAAAGAAACACCTCAAAGGTTGCCCCAAACTCTAACCCTAATTTCACCAATGTTGTCAGTGTTGCTGGCTTCTTTAGCATGAATTTGGAATCTATCGGTTTGCGAATGGTATTTTCCACCATTGGCCGCACCGGACATTATTTCGGGAGCAATCATTCGTGCTTCATAGCCGCCTGTAAGGGTATCAACAGAAATACCCGATACTACTACACAAGTAATTGTGCTTAGTCCAAACTTGCTAGCAAGAATTTCTTCACCATTAGCAGTATAAGAAGTGATATCAATTACTGCATCAACCACATATTCATCACCCACCGCTTTAGGCTTAGTGTAGCCTTTATGGTCGGCCAACAATGTTACTGTATGTGCCAATTAAAACACCTCAAGCGATGTTGGTAATCTTACCTTGACCCAAGAAGAACGAACAGCCCGTTTCCGCAATCGTGCGGTAAAGGGCTTGGTTTCCAAGGCGACCCACACCGAATGGGTTTCCGTTGCTGATACCGTCCTCAAAGTATTGAGTTGGCTTCATAACTTGAAGCCACAGATGGTCAGTATCAAGGAAAAGCATGTCGCTAATACCCGTGTCGGATGAGTTGGTCGTAGAAGTCATTTCCTTAACAGGAATCAATGGGATGTCGTAGTAGGTAGCCACACGGAAACCAACTTCTTGTCCCTTGATACCACGAACACCGTTCACGGTAGGAATAACTTCCTTTCTGTCCATGAAACGCTCTTGTGCTTGAAGCAAGTCAGCGATTGCTTGGATAGTATCATAGCCCGTAAGGATAACCTTGGGGGAACCACCAGCAACACGGAGACGGCGAATCATGTCGTTAATCTTCGTAAGCGTCAAAGAACGAACAGAGGAAGCGGCGTAAGTGCCGGAATCAACTTCTGCATCAAGGAAAGAAGCGGCAGTAAATCGCTCATCACCGTAGATTTTACCGAGAGCATTGGAAGCGGAAGCGGTATCAGTAGCGAGAACACCACCGTCCAAAGCAAGGATTTCCGTTCTGTTGGAGACAATCTTCAAGAGCGAGGTGTAGTTTCGCTCAATGTTTCCAAGAGCCGAAACTTCACCGTAGAACTCAAGAGGCATAACGAGCATCTTGTTCTGTGCTTCTGCGTGAGCCTTACCCATGTCTTCACGGATAATAGCACGAATGTCGCCCAAGCCATCGTCAATCTGTGCCATTTCCATAGCAAGTTCGGAGATGTCAAACTGATGAGCAATCGTCTTAGGACTCATGAAGAGTTGAGCGTAGGTTGGAGCCATAGCGCCAAGACCGTCAGCCGCAGTAGAAAGGCCAGCGTTCTCCGGAACACCACCGATTTCGTCGGCTTGTGGGTCGTCGGAACCAATACCGCCGCCACTACCGTCGCTTTGGAGGGTCAAAGTAGAACCGCTACCACCGAATGGTCGGCTCTTGAGGATTCTCCAACCGCTGGAAGTGTAAGGGCGCTTGGACAACATAGCCAAGGCGTTTACTTCACGGTTAAGCATTGACCAAACTTTCTGTCCGTAAAGAACATTGTAAAGTCCGGTGGAGTCAATGGCACTAACGCCGCTGGCGGCGGTATCGGCAATATCGTGAGCCGTATGTAGGCCCTGCACGACACCCGCCTGCTTAAGCAGGGAGTTACCGCCAAAGTTTGGTAGTCCGTAAGTTGATGCTTCTAAGTCTCTAATTGTGTTAATGTATCCCATTTAATTCACCTCAAATGTTTCCGCCGACCATCTTGTGAATGTCGCTCCAAGACATGTCTGCAACTTCCTCCAAGGAGAAGGTCTTGACCTCTTGAGCGGCTTCTGTAGCCTTGCGAATTTCCTCGTTGCCAGTCTCCAAAGACTTTCGGAGTTGGCTGAATTGTTGTTGAAGGGTTGCGATTTCGGATTGAGCATCATACTCACTCTTAGCAACCAAGTCGTTTCGGGTAGAAACTTCTGCTTCAAATCTCTTAGCGAAGGTGTCTTGGAGGTTGTCAAAAGCCAACTTCTCAAGTTGCTCTGCTCGGAATTGAGCGTAAGCCTTCTCAATGTTTTCGGGGGACAGGTTCAGCGTAGAGAACTCCTCGTTTCCAAAGGCCTTTGAAACTTTACCTTCCTTTGCGGCTTGCGAGTCGCCAGTAGGTCGGCCACCGCTCACCACAATTTTTTCTGCGGGTTCTCCGGTTTCAATGGAGCCTGCATCAAGAGTGGCAGTTGGCCCTTTCTTCTCGTCGTCTTGGTATTCTCCACCAGCCATCATTTCGGATTCATCCATCATTTCTTCTCCGTCCATGTTTTCCATAGCGGGTTTTTCTTCTTCTTCCTTGCGGAGAGTGTTCACTTCGTTAAGAAGCGTATCCAATTCCGCCAATGCTTTCTCTAGTTTACTCATTGTTTTCACATCCTCTTGTTTAAGTATGTCAAATTTCGCTTCGGGGTTGATTCCTTTTTCACAGATGGTTACTTCGTGTAATTCAAGTTTGCTAATTTCGTTGTATTCGCCCAACTCTTCATTACGCTTTTTCACTTTTTGTAGTGCTTGCCCTCCTATGCTAAAACTCCTCAGTGTTCCCTTGCGAATTCCCCTTCCTATCTCTTTGGCTTTTTCTATGTCGTCTCTTAATTTGATTACTACAAAGAATCCGACATCATCTACCTCTGTTTTGAATAATCTTCCTTGGCTGTCTCTATAACTTTCCACAACTTCCCCGACTTGAACATTTGAATGGTTGGTCATTACATTCCTAAATTTCGGGTTCTCCATATATTTCTTTACAGCCTCGTTAAGTGCTTTGAGTGTGATAAGGTCGTTCTGTTTGTCCACCATTTCAATAGAAGCATATCCACCAATCATCAATTCATCTGATTTTAGAATTTGAAACTCCTGTTTAAGTTCTGCCTTAATGATAGAAGACATCCTTCCCAACTCCTCGTTCACAAATTGACTATTTAACCTTATCCGCATCATCGCCCAATTTTAGCGATTTATACTTGTCTTCATAAATATTCCATACGCCTTCGTCTGTGTTTTTATCTACAGGTTTTTGTTCGTATCCCGTAAATGCAATCCAAACCTTTTCCCCTTTGTAATCCACTACACGGAAATGCAACTTTGTTTCAAATTTGTTTCCGTTAAGAATGTATTCGTGATATCCATGTCGTTGAACACCAATAGTTACATCTCCTTCATCTATTAGTTGGTGAGTATCCTGCTGTTCGGATATTTCAGCAGGGTATTTGACGGCTTTACCGAAGAGGGCGAAAATATCATCATCAGTTTGTAAATCAATTGTCCACATTAACAACTCGTCTTTGTAATTTACAGAGAAGTTAAGGTTTCCATCCTTACGGAGATACACTTTGAATTGCGCTTCGTTCTTTTGTAGAACTGAATCATCTATAGTGACTTTCCCTCCCTCTACTGTAAGGTATTCGCTTGCATCTAGGAAATTTGCTAGGGCCTTATCGTCTTTCAAGAATTTAAAGAAGTCTTGCTTGCTTTCAAATAAGTTTGACATTTCTTTGGGATAATTCCTTTGCAGATACTCTTCAACTTCTTTCAAATCAGTTTGCTTATTTCTACTCATGTTATCTTTAACAAATCTAATCGTGGCGGCTCTTACTTGACTTTGATAAGTTTTCATAGTTTTCTCGGCTTCTTGCTTCCACATATCTAAATCGTTTAGAGCATTTTTAGCCATGAGATTGTTTTCTTTGAAACCATAAAGAACGAATCCATCCATGCTCTTAGCGATAATCGTTGCTTCACCGTGGATGCCATCAGTAATTGTAATTCCTTTCTCCAAAGATAGCGCCTTGTATTTCACACTCGGCTTTGAGTCTTGAGATAACATCTGTAGCGTGACTATTTTATCGGGAAGAATCGCTTCGGGAACTTCAATAACCTTTGCAGAGTAAAGAGAATATCTCCCGTTGTCTTCTTTAACCTCATCAACCTTTACACGAATAATGTCCCCAACATCAACCTTAATTTTCGTATTGAGAGCCTTACCCACATTCATGTATTTTCGTCCGTCCATCTCTACGATAAACTTCCCTTCTTCCTCTTCATCTACAGGGCCAGCGCCTAGAGTGTAAGAGTAGAGTCCGGACTTTGTAGACTTCTTATCCAAAACAAGCATGTCCAAATCTACGAACTTCTTCCACTTAACCCATTTAGGGTTCTTCTTTGTTCCAATGAAATAAGTGGATTCAATGTCCTTAATGACAACGCCTTCTGCGGTTGGCATTTCCATAATTTGTTTTGCATACTCATCAATATCCTTTAGTGAATCTGCAATTCTTGTGTCTTTTTTAGAAGGGAAAAAGAGATGGTCGGATGATTTAGAAGAGTAATTATTGAAGAGTAGATTAATTCTATCTCTCAATGGCTCTTCTGTCATGTTTCTAGATTCGTGGCGCATGATATCAAACACATGGGCTTTCAATTCCATTTCTTGATATTTATTCTTGAACACATGAGCGATTGTATCTGCTCTATGCAGGGCTTTATCTCCGTCAAACAAAATTAATTCTGCATCAAGAATACAATCGCCGTAAGACTTTTTCTTCAACTCTTCAACTTGCTCCTTACATTTGTCGGTAATGTCCTTTTCGTTGTAGGAAAAGACCTTAATTTTACCGTCAATTTTGTGCAGTTGAATTCTCATACCGTCATACTTTTCTTGAACGACATACTCTCCGCTGAATCCCTTCAACTCATTCATGTCCTCAATATCAAAAATACGATACATGGGTTTGTTGGGAACAATGAATTGAGTGATTGCTTTTTCTTCCTCGGACTTTTCAGCCTTCTCCAAATCAACTTCCTGTAATTCTTCTAACTTTTCTTCGGAAGAATTGTCAAGCATGATATCCTCTAGAATATCATTTGCTCTTTTGAATTGCGCTTCTACTTTCTTGGAGTCCTTACCGTCCCCATAATGTTCAATGATGTAAAGGGGAACATCATCTACTTCTAAATCCATGCCGTCTAAACCGCCTGTAATTTCGTCTTCTTTCAAATCCTTAGAAGCGTAATATTTTGCAGGCAGGGCTTTATCATTAGAACGAATAGCATAGTGAATAAATTTCACCATTGTTCCAACATCGGAAAGAAGTGCTTCTAATACATCCCCTTTGAAAGCATCAGCAAATGGGTCGGAAACTTCTTCCGACTCAAAGCGCATATCCTTGATTCCTTCATAGATAATTCTAGCCGTGTTGCTTTCGGGGTCTTTTGCGTTCTCATCATCCATATGTTTCTCATCAACGAATCTCTTGATTTCTTTACCAAGAGGAGAAATCGCATCAAAGGCTTCTTTAATTTCTTCAAGAGTGTTTCTCCAACGGCCCCCGTATTCTTTCTTGTCCTCTCTAGCAGAGAGATAGGCCACTCTTGTCTTTTCAAAAAGAGCAAGAATTTCGTCGGAAACAGGTGCTTTGACCTTTCCAAACATGAGGCCTGTGGAGGGCATTTAAACCACTCACAAGATGCTTTGGACAATATCATTTAGAGCATCAAACAATTCTTCTAGTGCGGCTTTAGATTCTAGATAATTTATTCCTTTTTCAATTTGAGAGATTTTTTCTCTACAAATATCCTTCAAATCTAGTATGTCCGATTTTTTAAAATGGGATTCTTGACCAGCCAAACCGTATCCCGAATGAGTTCCTGTATTGTTTTCAATTGTGGTTGTATCCTTTTCACCCGTCTTCTTGGGTCGCTTAACCTTAACAGTTTCGGACTCATCATCATAGGCAATAGTTTCCCTCTTTTCTTCTTGAATTAATTCTTTGACAACTCTAAGGTGGTTGATTGTCTGCGCTACAATTGCTTCTTCTTTAGTCATTTTTTCGGGCATGATTTCACCGTCCATTAACAAATTTCTCTATGTCGTCCCACGACATCTTGTGGATAGTATCTCCTGTGGGCATAACCGAGTTGGTCATAGAAGGAGTGGGGGATTGGGCAACAACAAAGCCCGACTTCATCAAAAGGTTGTCTTGATGATACACGGTCTTTTCAAGAGATTGGATTCGCTCAACGAGTGCCTTCAAAACACCCAACATTTCTTCTTCTGTTTCACTCATTTCTTAAGTCCCCCTTTCTCTTTGGATAAACGATTTCACGAAGTTGTCTGTAAAGCAATTCGTATTCCTTACGGAGTTTGCTAGATAGGGCCAACATATCAATGTTCCTTTCATCTATGGATTTAAAACGCTTCACCATTTTTTCATCGGACTTGATAAGTTCTAATTGTTTGAGCATGTCAATTAGTTCACCCAATTGGGTAAAGTCTTGACCAAAATATTCAGTTGGTTCAGCCGTCTGTAGCGTTTTCTTAACCCGCTTTCTTTTCTTTTCATCTAGCGATTCAAGAATAGGGCTGTTTTCCTTCTCTATTTTATCGTCTTTTAGTATCAATTCCCACATGTCATTCACTTCTCCTTTCTTCTTCTCGCTCTTGCTCAATTCTTTCGGCTTCTTCTTCTGTGACTACCCTACTTTCTCCTGTTTCGGCATCAACAATACGAGTCATTCCTTCGGGAACATTTCGCATAGACCTTTCTCTTGACAATTCGGAAGGTCTAATGCCCAATTGTTCATCCTCTTGAATTATGGCTAACCTTCTTTGGCGCTCTTCTCTAAATTTTCTCTTTAGTTCTTTATCTGCGCCGATGTCTAGAATTTGTCCAGTCATTGAGCGATAAACATCTCTCAATAGTTGTAGGAGAGTTTTCCCTTCTTCTTCTTTATTGAGTAAATCATGAACTTCTTGACCTAGTTCTCCCAACTCCTTGTAGCGTTCCATCTCTTTCCCTGCTTCTTTGGGCCTAGTGTAGCGGGTCGCTTTCGTCATTTTTTGCATGACTCCAAGAGGCGCTAAGAAGTCTTCACTTTTAGGAACACCTAGATAGAAAACTCTTTGGGGATTCTTTGCTATGTTCTTTAATTCTGTAAAGGTGTTTTTTGATGGATTTCCTCTTCCCAAAACCTCAATCACCATCAACTCTTCATCCTTCGTTTTATCAAGAAGTTCAAGCATTTTCTTGATACTCTTTAATTTTTTGAGAGTCTTAGGTGTGATTTCGGGGCCGGAAGGTGTTGGAAATCCCTCAAGTCTTTCCGTGATTGCACTAATCTGTGCTTCTAAATCATCAACGCCTTCTCTATTGTCCTTCTTCATCGCCCTTGATACAGAAATTAATGCTTTTCGCAAATTGCGAAGAGAATCTACATCTCTACTCCCCATGCGGGAAAGAATGTTTGTAGCCAATAAAACGGATTCTTCTAATTCTTCCGACAACACTTGCATTTCTTGAATTTCTTCTGTAGAAACAACTTTACCCGAAGCCAAAGACTCCATAATGTCTTCAACCATTATAGAAGATTTCAAAATGTTCAATAATTCTACATAATCAAACTTAAATTGTCTAGGAGAATCCCCAACCTCTTCATTGATAAACTCGTTAATGTCTTTCTCTCTAGGTTTTTCTCTGCTAATCTCTTGGATTTCTTCAACGATTTCTTCGGTTTCCGCTTCTTCTGCACTCTCATATCTAGCAATATCCTTCTTCTCGCCTTCAATGATGGAGTCTAT